CAAAGTTCACATCTTTTACTTCTTCATCCATCAACGCCCCCTCTCTCTTATTTGTTCTCTCCTGATTTGTTCTTCCTCAATCTCTTGGTCGGTCTGCGTCTCATTGACCGGCTGTTCATTGAGCATGTCCTGAAACATATATCGTATGAAGTCCATCACATCACCCCCAATTCAGCATGATCTTGGTTGCAAAATATCCCAACACCGGGAACGGTAATATGGTCATCGTTCGGGCCTATCAAACGTCCGCAGTGCTGGCATTCGTGCTCGGAAATTATATCGTCGAACCGATGGTTAACAGTCTCGCAGGCCTGGGGGTACATGCACCTCCCCCCACATTCGGCCTCGCAGGTTTCGTCGATGACCTTTTGCCAGTAGTAGGCCCTTCGTTCGTTCACTCCGTGGACTAGTTCTTCCCAAGTTGGCATTTCTACTTCCACTTGTGGTATAATAGTTACTGTCATGGGTTAGTCCTCCTTTCGTTTCGGCGTGAGGGGGCTTTCCTTATTTCCCCTCAATCTCGGCTAAGAATCTGTTTATCCTGTCGAGTGCTGCTATCAGCCTCAGTTCGATTTCCCTCAAAACCTTTCCTCCTTTCAATTCAAATAGCTCCCGGTAATCTTGACCTCTTCTCCGTAGTAATCGAGGCATCCCAAGCGTGGGACGTATCGGCCAGTGAGTTTCACCCGAACGATGGGCGAGAAAACCACTCCTACTCTTGGGCCTACCGCTTCGGTAAGGCCAGCTTCACGCTTGAAAAATGCAAGAGCTTTGTTGTAATCATCTTTGCTTTTGAATCGGATAATCTTCATCATTCACCATCCTTATCAGGCCATTGAGATGTATCGGGGAAGTTGTCGAACTCCCTGACTTCCCCGCACTTCTGACACACGCCCTCGGAGTAGCGACCGTTAGGCGGGTCTATTACCCAGTGGTGAACGCAGGTCTTTGGTTTGGTGGTGGTTGTCATGGGTTCCCTCCTATACCTTTTGATAGTTGAGATACTTCCACAGTCCAGACCGGGAAAGCCCCAACTCTCCAGCAGATTTCGGTATGCTCTTGGTCCGAGCTAGTGACCTGGCGATCATCTTTGCCGCGTCTCCTAACGTCTCGCATTCATCCGGGAAATTGGCCTTGACTATCTCTTCAACTGACTTCGGCATGTTACAGGCTCCGTAAAATCTTTACCTCTTCCACGCCAATATATTACCATACTATTTTGGCCTTGTCAACACCAAAATCTTACAAATGTTGACAACACAGCACCCACATGGTAAAATCATGTCTACAGTAAAGCGCGGAGGCGAAAGGAGGTGATAAAGTGGTTACTCAAAACCGTATAAAGTTAACGCCGCGCCGGTTTGGTTTGAAGCTTGACCTGGCATTAATGGTGGCCGGGCTTAGTTATGAAGAGGCTGGACAGAAATTTGGAGAAGTGGGTTATAAGGAAGGTGGTTTAACTGGTAAGACTGTTTGGTCGTGGACTAAGGGTTATGTTAAAGAGGTCACGTGGTCAATGCTTGAAGCGTCATCGGCTGTCACGAAGCAGAGGATAGAGTATTTCCTTGGGCAAGAATCTTTAGATGAAACAATATCGGGTTTTAGACCAAGGTCGGTAGCTCAAAATAGTGGTAAACAGAACGGCTCATCGAGGAAAACTGGTGAGTCGGGAGGGGCTCGAACCCTCGACACCCGGATTAAAAGTCCGGCTCCGTTAGCCCTCAACTTCGCCAACTTACTTTCATAGTTTGACACCCCTTTGTGATTTCCTGTATTCTATAGGACTCTTATCTATTGCAAAGGGGGCGAAGGTGATCCGGCAACGTGTGCAGGCGCAGTTTTGCAGAAACCAATGGAGATCGGAAATGCTTGGATTGTATCTTGAGTATTTGAAAGCGAAGGGCGACAAAGCAAGAACAATAGAATGGCACGCGCAAAAACTTGAGATATTCAAGCAATGGTTACTTACAACCGGTGTTCGCAACCGACCCGTTAGAGAGGACATAATCTATGATTACATGGATTATCGAAGGCAGCAAGGGAAGTCTTCAAACACTATTGAAGGCGATGTTCGTTGTTTAGCCTCAATGTTTTCGTGGGCTTATGCCCAAGGGTATATATCGGCCAATCCGTGTGCGAATATCAAGAAGCCAAAAGCCACACCATGTGAGGAGGACCCATTTACGCCATCCGAGGTGGCGAAGATGCTTTGTTATTTGGAACCGAATCAGGATGAACTATCGATACGAAACACAGCAATTGTCCTGTTCCTATATGATACTGGAATTCGCACAACCGCAATGTGTAATATTAAAGCGGGGGACATGGACTTCGAAAATCGGCAGGTTATGGTGACTGAGAAGTATGGAAAGAGAAAACGATTATCATGGGGAGACAGGACCCATGATGCGCTAAAGAGGTATGAAAAGGCCCGGTCGGATAATGAGTATTTCTTTGTCAGTCGGAGAGGGTGCAAACTGACGCGAAGCGGGATTTATAGCATGGTTCAAAAGCTGTGCGTCGCCAGTGGGGTTCGAAGACGTAAAGTGCATCTGTTTCGCTCCGCTTATTCATGTGAATTTCTAACCGTTGGTGGACCGGAACGAGGCTGGCAGCTACAATTTATCCTGGGTCATGCGGATATGTCACAGATCAAAAATGTGTACGGGCGCAAAGTGATGAATCAATTAACTAACAAGACTATGCAGGAGTTAAGCCCGGCTGACCGACTTGACCTGTTAGGCGCAAATCGGTAAAATCAACTAACTGCATCGTTAGATTATCACAATTCAAGGGGGTAGAGGGGATGAAAAGAATAATGCCGGATTGGGCAGAACTTCATTTGAATACTATGCTTATACTGGGGGTCATGGGGCTAAACTTCTGTGTGTCCATACTGTTACTTGCCATTTTTGCTTTTACTGTTGGGCAGTGGGCAGTGGATAATGGGAGATTTATAGCGTGGATAGGGTACTGCATATCTGTGCTTATTATGGGGACTTGGCATCTCAAAAAGAAAGAGCGTAATCTTGCATGGTTGTTGCTAGCCTTGGCACCATTTGGGGTGCTTGGATTACTGGTACTTGAAAACCGAAATGTTGAACTGGTATCACGAACAATGCAAGCTAAACAGTGGGGGTAGAGGGGATGAGCTTGGAATGGAAATGTGCAATACCGTGGCTTTTTATAGTTCTGTTGCTTGGTGTAGGGATTATTGGTGCTGCTCTTTCGGGTTCATCGGGAGACATAAGCGGAATGGTGATGGCGATAGCTATACTAGGAGCTGGTGGAGCTTTGGGATTCACGATCACCTATGCCATTGCAAACAGGATAACTGGCGAGGGGACTATGAGTCTGGAGATGCAATGCCTCATACCCTGGCTTGGACTCATGGGGTACGGTGTTGCGACATCAATATTCATGGCGCTGGACCCTTGGGGGAATGCCTTTGATTTCATCATCGGTAGTGTGATTAGCATAGCAATAGGCAGTCTTGGATACTATGTCACCCATTTTATAGCGAGTCGAGTGTGACCACCCCCCTTCTCCTAATAGGCCCGATCCTCATAATCTTCGGCATCTGTCATCCCTTGTGGGATGTAGTAGCAATCGGCGGCCTGCTGTTATTTGTTGGGCTGTGCGGAATTAAAAGGGGCACCCCGAAGGATGCCCCGTAAGGTAGGATGCGAGGGGTTAGGCCTTTGCTTTGGCGATAGCTTGTTCTAGGGCTTCTCTGGCCGGTTTGTCACCACCTTTGGAGAAGTTGTCGGTTGTTATGTTGTCGAGAATATCAAGCGTCAACCTGCAAGCCTCCAGTAATTCATCATGGCAGTTGCAGGCACGGACGATGAACTGAGCGTTGGCTTTCCTTTCTGCTTCAGGAATGCCAACAGCATTGTTTAAAGTGATGTTGCAGACATCCCTTAGCAAGCGACCATCCCATGATTTGATAGTAAATCCTATGTGATTCCCAAATAAAGCTGAACTATATTGGTCATTGGTTACGTGCCACGGTCCAGGTGTATGTTCCATCATTCCTTCCTTTTCCTGGTTAATCCGGGTTATTTTCAACCGGAACACTAAAGTGCCGGGGGTGTTTGTCATCGACGTCCAGGTTAGTGCATCGATAGACCTGTATTAATCCTGCTTTAGTCAGTCGCTTGGTGACTTTATGAGCTTTCGCTCCGCAATGTGGGCATTTCATGATTAATCTCCTAAAGGATAAGTTAAATCTCTACAATTGTGTATTGCTGACTATACTCATTGTGGCCCAAATACATAGGCCCACTATCGGCTGTACGAACATACTCTTGGGCTTCATTTAATGTACTAAATACTGCTTCGTCCCCATCATCATCTTGGCTGATGATTGTATGCTCGACTGGCCCGTATAGATGGGATGTATACAACACGTAATACTCGCAATCATCATGCTGCTCGGATGCGGCTTCGACGTTAGCTATCCCGTAGATCATGGCCTGTTGTATAATCTTGTAGATACCCTCTACATCATCATACTCTAACCACTCACCAAGGTTTGGGCCGTACTCGTCCATTATCTCGTAGTTAGTTTCACCATTATCACCATACTTAATAAGGTACTTACTCCCTATCTCGAAAACTTCCACCCTGCCACAGTCTGATCCTGCTGCTGAGGTGAACTCGTCGCACGGCTCTATTTGATTTCCGTGGATTAAATCCATGATATCCCCGATGGTAATTTCTCCCGATATCTGTGTGGTATAGTCCATTGTTTCCCTCCTAACTTTGATACTCACATAATAACAGACAAAAATACATCTGTCAAGGGGGTAAAAATAAACAATTGGTAAAAAATCCCACCTTAACCCCTGATTTACGATCAAAAAACGTTTATAATCCCACTCGCTTGACAAGCTAGCTACGATTGTGGTATAGATAAAATCAAGATCAGATAGGTGTGCAAGGCATTCGCTTTGGATGCCTTTTTTCGTTTATTGGCCCCTTTCGAGGGGCTTTTTTTATGCGAAACACGGAAGCGTTTGAAGCGGGCGCAAGGCCGGGAACCTTGTGTAAAGATGATCTCTACCTTTCCCCGGAGACCACCCGCTCTCAACGCAAAGGGGAAAGAGGATGCCAAGGAAGAAGAAAGGCCCGCCGTTTGTAATGCTGGACAAACGAATGCTGCGGGGTGAACCGTGGAAAGAGTTATCGCACACTGAGCAGATAGCTTACATCTACATAAAAGCAAACTTCAACGGATCAAACAACGGTGAAATACCCTTAACGTATTCGGAACTCGAAGGAATCCTGGGGCATAAGACGGTGTGGAAGGCGCTTAAAGGATTGGAACAAAAAGGGTGGATTCGGAAAACTCAACACGGCGGGCTTTACCGTTACTACTGCCTTTATGAGCTTACCGGAACACATGACCCGCAAATAAAATAAGTACATGGGATGGTAGATTATATAAAAGAGTTTCTTAGGGAAACCGTCAGAAAAAAAGCCTCACTCGTGCGACAGTTTCTTTTGGAAACCGTGAAGATTAACATAACATGCTTGACAGTTTCTTAGGGAAACCGTGACAGTTTCTTAGGGAAACCTGACTTTTAATTCACAATGTGAACTATTGAGGTTTGAAATGGGCAAGCGTAAACGAAAGAATCCCAGAAAGCCAAGCGAGCAGGAGAGAGCACGGCAACGCAGTGAGGCAAGAGCGATTAAAGAAGCTCGACGCGATGCTGCTGAGTTTTTTGCAATCGTGAAGTAAAAAGGGTTGAGCAACCAGACAAGAGCACTCTTAATTGAGTGCTTTTTTCGTTTATTGAGGTTTGAGATGGCAAAGAAAGCGGCTCCAAAGACCGCAAAGAAAACTGAGAAGCACCCGGGCGGCAGACCGACGAAATACCATGATGGATTCCCTCAGCTGCTCCTCGATCACTTTAGCGTTGACCCGGTAATTACCAAAGTCGAACGCTTCTATTACAAGAACGGCGACGAGAAAGAGAAAGAAATTGAGGTTGCTAATCAGTTGCCAACAATTGAGAACTTCTGTCGAAAGCATGGAATCAGCAAGCAGACCCTTCTTGATTGGACAAAGGCGCATAAAGAGTTTCTGGACGCATATACGCGCGCGAAAGAAATGCAAGAGGATATCTGGAAACAGAACGGATTGAAGGGCTTGTATAATGCTCAGTTCGCGCAGTTCATTGGAACAAACTGCTTTGGTTACAAGAATAAGCATGACCACAATGTTGATATCCCTTCTGCTCCGGTGGTCAATATCAACGTCGTAACCCCTGAAGGTCAAGACCTGGTAAGCCGAGTATTGAAGGGAGAGCGCACCGGATGACGACAGCGACACCGGAAGCCCCAACTTTAGAGATCAACAGTACCAGTGTTTTCGAGCGCAACCTGTCTGCGTGGCTTAATGGCAAGCGCATGGCTCTCAATGAGGGCGGAACATCAAGCAGCAAGACCTATTCAATAGTACAGGCCGCTATCCTCATTGCTCAAAACTCAACCAAGCCGCTTATCATCTCTATCGTTTCCGAATCAATCCCTCATCTCAAGCGCGGTTGTATCCGTGATTTCAAGGAGATCACGGGAGAGGTTTTCGATCCCAAAGCGTATAACCGCACAGATCACATTTACACCTTCCCCAACGGCTCGCAGATAGAGTTCTTTGCTATCGATGAACCATCCAAAGGCCGGGGCGGTCGCCGTGACATTCTATTCATTAATGAATGCAACAACGTCCAGTACGACAGTTACATGGAGTTGGACATGCGGACCCGACTGTTCACCTTCCTTGACTGGAACCCGGTAGCAGAGTTTTGGGCGCATGAACACGACCTGCTCAATCGCTCGGACAGCGCATATATCCACAGCACTTACCTTGACGCTAAACACGTCTTGCCTCAGTCGGTGGTTGACCGTATCGAATCACTCAAGGACACCGACGAGAATTGGTGGAACATCTACGGCCTGGGCATCCTGGGCAAACTGGAAAACCTCATCTGGCCCCATTGGGAGAAGTGCAGAGAACTTCCCTCCAAGTACCGGGCATGGGCGTATGGCCTTGACTTCGGGTTCGCTCACCCGATGGCGTTAGTCAAGGTGATGTTCACTGATACCGGCACTTACTGGCAGCAGATGGTGCATGAGCGCGGGTTAACCACGGCTGACCTTATCGAGCGCATGTCGCACATCGAAAAGGCCGACGTTTACGCTGATTCTGCAAGGCCGGACCAAATCGAAGAGATCAAGCGTGCTGGCTGGAATATTATTCCTGCAAATAAACAGGTCCAGACCGGGCTTGACGTGGTTCGCCGTAGCCCTCTGTTCATCACTGAGGACAGCGTGGACCTGATTCGAGAGGTCCGAGGATACCAGCGCAAGAAAGAGAAGTTGACCGGACGAGTGTTGGAAGAGCCTTTGAAGATTAATGACGACGGCATGGACGCCGGACGGTACGGGTCGCTTGGATTGACTGAGCGTTTCGGGTATGCGACGGCTGACCCTTCATCCAGAGACTACCGCCCGATCTACATATCCGCATAGGAGTTAGCTTATGGCTGATGAGATTACTGCTTGGCTGGATGGCCGAAAGAAAGAGCTTCAAGACTGGCATGATCGTATAGATGAGGACCGCAAGCTCTACTGGCTTGAGGACTACAAACTCACCGATGCCAACAGCAGAGACTTCGCCAAAGCCTATTCAGTCACTCGCAACACTCCCCGGAACTACGCTCACGCCATCATAGGAGACCTGACCAACGCTGAGATGCTGCCGGTAGTGGAGAGTAATCAATTGTCTGACACCGCTATCAGTAAGGTGGAGAATTTTGTCAATGACGCTTGGGCTGCTATCGACGAATGGACGGCTGAGGTCTACCAATTATCTGCTACTGATTCGGCTCATGAATCAATGCCGATCGCCGGGGCTATCATCTCCCGCAACTTCTTCTATGTCGATGATAACGGCGAGATCATTCCCGATGTGCAAATGTGGGACCCTCGATGGTCTGCATGGGAGTGGAGTCGTAACGGTGGCATTGCCAAGGCTGCTACCTGGGGCAAGCGCACCAAGGCCGACGCCATCAACGCTTACGGGATCGATGAGGAGACGATAGCCAAGATCGAGGCTGCTTACGGCAAAGAGACCAAAGGTAAAGACTGTGTAGAATACCTCGATGAGTTGCAGCACATGGTCATCATTGATGATAACCGGGTGATTGAGAGAGAGCACGGATACAAGGACAATGGCGACGACTACTGTCCGGTAACGGTGCAGCTGTCCTCTCTCGGTTCGTTCTTCACCGATGAGGACGGTTCGACCAAGTACATGGGTGAGTCGGTCTATGGCCCTCTTCGGAAGTTGTATCCTGAGCTTAACCGATTGGCATCCGTGCAGCTTACCAAGTCCATGAGTTCATTGCAAAGGACACTGGCGATTAAGACAAAGCCCGAAGATTTGGCAGCTTTGCAGAAAGCCTTCGATGGTACGCCTGAATCTGGGCCGTCCAGTACCGCACAACGAGAGATCAAACCGATACCTCGTGACTCGGAAGTCGAAGAGCTTTACCGTTACGAGGACACTACCAAGTCAGATCAGTATATCGGCGGGTTGCTTGGTGGTGATGAGGATCAGGCCGGTTACTCCAACCTGGATTACGGCGACTTCAACTCGGCTAACCCCCCATCCGGTTCGGCTATGCGGATCATCAGTGAGAAGAGAGAGCGCATTGTCAATCAGGTTGCCAAGTCAATTTGTTCGTGGAAGCAGAAAGTCACCCGCATGTTCATCACTCAGATGATCGACGGCAACATATCCGGGCCGCTTGGTCCCGCTGGAAAGCGTGGGAAGTACGCCGGGTCGGAATTGAAAGGGGAGTTCTCGCTTGAGATTCGGTACGTTGTCACCATTCCTGAGAGAGTTATCGGCAACTACGCACTGGCTGAGGCTGCTAGTAAACTGGGGATAGTGGATGAAAAGACTATCCTTTCAGACATTATGGAGTTTCAAGAGCCTGAAAAGGTGTTGAGGCGGGCGAGGCTTGAGCGACAGGCAAAGCTAAATCCTGCTATTGACGCTTATCTTGCGGCTATGGCTGAGGCTGATGAGGGCGATCCGATACTTGCCAAGATGCTGTTCTTACAGGCTGAAATGCAGGTGGATCAAATGCTTAATCAGGGTATGCAGGTAGATCAGGAGCAGCAGCAGTTAGGCGGTGTGATCGATTCCACCATGCGAGATATTACACCGAATGAGATTCAATTGCCTCGACCAAAGGCAGGGAAGCCACAGGCACCACAGGTCAGGCGACAGACTACACCGATATTAGGCGGGTAGATATGAGCAAGTTTACATCGAAGGAAATCAAGGAACGACTGGAGGCAAAACTTGATGCTGCTATCGAGCAGGCACAGCAGCAACAGCAGCCGCAGAAGTCCGGGCTGTTGGAAAAGATGATGAAGGGGGAAAAGGATGCCGGAATGGACACACCTAGACGCTAGAGACTTTCTTTGCTTCGCTGCCGGACTGTTCACTATGTGGTTTTTCCTGTGGGTTTGGCATACGAGGGTCAAGGATTTTCTCAAGAGGATATTCATCCTCTATAGGTGACCCATGATTACAGTCAGAATCGAGAAGTACATACCCGATTCACAATGCAACTTAATGGCTATTGCTCAAGGTGATGATGTTGACATAGTTGTTGAGGAAGCGTTTGTGGTTCTGGCTAAGATGAGGGAACGGCTGATAGCCGAAGAGGAAAAGGAGAGGCTTGGAATCCGCACAAACTAGAGAATTTGGTAATTGACATGGGTAAAGTTTGGACTGACGAAGAGATCAAGACTGAATATCGAAGGCCTGGGCGCATCACTAAAGCTGACTTCCCTGAGTGGCAGGCGCAGGATATCGCCAAAGAGCGAGGGGCTGAGGCTGGGGAGAACTTCTTACGTACGTCTCAGTTTAACCCGTCTGCTTCTCGTCCTGTCCCTGATGGGATCACCACGCTTAATGCTGACAAGTTCCTTGGGTACTTGAGCAAGCAAGCCGATATCGGTGAGGGCTACACGTTCAAAGGTGCTGAACTGCAAGACTGGTTCGATGTGCCTGATGTGTTCGGTGAGGCTGACTTCATTGTTCGCCCGGACAAAGGGCGCATGAACAAGATTAACCCGGGCTACCGGCTCGACTTGCGATTACCTGACGGCTGGACGGTGATGGACAACAACCCTCAGACGCCTTACGAGGTTGATGATAACGTCTTCATTACTCCTGATGGTGAATGGATACCGTCCGAAGCTGTAGCGGCGATGCCTGAGCTTTCGACTATTCAAGGGAAGACGCTTTACACCACGCCTGAGACTTATCACGAGCACAAGAGGCAAGAGCAGTTTATTCAAACGTACTCTAAAGCAATCGAGGCATACAAAGATTCTCCCCTCGGTCAGTATCCGGGATTAAGCGAATATGCTGCCTTTGCTTTGCAGTCCCTTGAGTCACCAAGCGAAGAGCTTGACCAGCGCATGAAGTGGCTGGCTTGGGATATCGAGCAACGCGGGACACCGGAAGCAAAACAGTATCTCGAAACATTGCAGCTTGAGTATGACTTCAAGCGTGCTTTCCCCGATCTGGAGATGGCAAAAGCTCTCGAACCGCTCAAGACAAGACCGGATGTGTTCAACAATTGGATGGCTGAAGGTGGCCGGACCCCTGAAAAGGAACGGTTACTGCGCCGGTTGGGGTATCAGGATATCGCTATTGATGATGTGTTCGGTGACTTCAAGACGCGGAATATGGATATCTTCACTGCTCCGCAAGGGGTTGCTGAGTCTGCGGCGAACAAGGTTGAGAGCAATATAGCTTCTCTGCCTGCGCCGATCATCTATGAGGAACTGGTAAACACGCTTGATTTGATTGCCGAACATACGTCAGATAACTACATTGCCAAGCACGGCGAAGATGAAAGGGTTGAAGATTTGGTCAAGACTTTCGATCAAGGGCTTGAGAATGCGATTAAAAGAGGCTTTGTATCCGTTCATCACAACCCGTTCAATGGCGAGATGCTTTTGCTCCCCGGAACAAAGGAAGACTTGGGGCTGACCGATGACGAGTTCCTTTCTTATGCCAAACAACAGGCGTTAAAGACTGAGGCGATCCGTAAGAAGCACAGGCCAAGTTCATTGAAAGCGTGGGGCAATGGAGTGATGCGTGGTTGGGGCAATGTAATGAGTGGGTCAGTTGGTTCGCTTGCAGCAGCTACTAAGTCAGAGTCGTTGGCTAAGATGGCCCTGAACATAGAGGAGGACACTGCCGCGCATTATCCTCATACAACCTCTGAATTCGGAACGCTTGACTGGTTCGTTAACGAAGCTCTTGCCCCGAACATACCGATAATATGGACAAATCTTATGGTGGGGATTGCAACTGGTGGCGTAGCTAGTACCGCCGCTGTCCCTGCTGCCTTGACTAAATATTCTTGGGGGGCGAAGGCTGGCAAGTGGGTATTAGGAGCGTTGGGAATGACTGCCCCGCAAGTTGTATCAGAAGCAACACTAGAGGCAGGCTGGTCTTTTAATGAGGTTTACGGCAAGACTGGCAGCCTGAACGCGGCGATTAGTGCAGCACGTAAGGTCTTCTGGCAGAATACGGGACTTCTTGGCGGGACTGAAACACTACAATGGCTCGGCACGCTTGCTCCGGTTAAAGGATCGGGGCTGTTGCAGAAAACCGCTGTGTTTGCGTCTAAAGTTTTGTGGTCTGTTGGGTCTGAAGGTGGTCAGGAAATCGGGCAGGAGGTGTTTTCTGCCAGTGCGTCAGGAAGAGAGTTTGACATATTCAGCCAGGAAGGGCTTGAGGTGATGACTGCTGGCGGATCAATGGGTTTGCTGTTCGGTCTGCCCGGCGCGAGTATGTCGTTCATAGGTGAAGGCAAGTCCGATACTGTCAATATCAACATATCCGAAGAGATGATGGACCGCTTGCGGGTGAAATACAACGCCCTGTTTATGGACAGGGTTGAGCAAGGCTATGACATGGTAGAGGCTTCATCGGCTGCATTTGAGGATTTAACGCAGACGTTGGAGGGTGAGATTTTCCTTGATGAGATTGGCGAAGGGCTGGCTACGATTATCGAACAGGGACAGCGCGAATCGATCCCCTCTGAAGTTGCGACTTCAGAGACACCCGGGGGGGTGCCGGTTGCCCCTCCGGGGCAAGAACCCGGACAAACTCCCGGACAGGTTGAAGCTGAACCGAACGTGCAGGAAAGCGGAAAGGTTGACAAAGTAGAGGATAAGGTTGTCGAACCTTCGCAGGAAGGTTTACAAAAGCCAACCGAGCCAGCGAGGACAGAGGTTGAGACGGAAACCAGCGTTGCTATTCCCGAAACCCCCATAGTCCAGCTTCTCAGGTCCAGTGCTGAAGCGCAGCCTGCTGTACAAGAAACTCTGAAGAAGCAACGTGCGGCCAGAATCGCACGTAAGAAGCAAGTCTATGACGAGTTGATAGCCCAAGGAATTGACAGGCAGGAAGCGGATCGTATAGCGAATCAGGAGCTTGCCGGGAAGTACGACAAAGGTAACATCGTAGTTCCTGAGCAGCTGCAATCACCGGAAGCTATCGAAGACCTCTATAAGCAGATTGACGAGAAGATATCCGACGAGTGGGAAAAGACGGCTACCCGCTCCGCACTTGAAAATGCTCTGCGTGGTGAGCCGATCCCGCAAAAGAGAGGGACGGGTTCAAGGTTATTCCCTGAAGGTGGCTCTGCATGGGACCGGCTTGTCTATGTGTTCGGTCAGGAGTTTGCCCAGACCCTCGATACTTACAATGCCGACCCTTACGTTATCACCGACGGTCAAACCGTTGAGGTTCTTGACTCTGATGGCAAACCGGTTACAGGGAAAGAGGGTGCGGCCAAAGGTGAAGAGGTGCAGGTCTACCGACGCAGCGACTTGATCCCGGCTGACGTTTCACCTGATGCCAGAGCGTTCTTCAACCGCGAAAAGACCCTCAAGGAAGTATCGAATACGACCATCTTCGAGCTTCACGACCTGCTTAGAAACAAAGAACACTCGATTCTGTTCGGGGATACCGACAGGGCCGCATTGAACAGGGAGGTTGTGCGCCGAGTGTTGCTCAACCTTTTGGATATAGCAAACCTCCCACGTGCTTTCCTTGCTTCGTGGGACTTGTCGGCTCCTGGGCGTCAAGGACTAGTGCTATCACTCAATCATCCGCTTGTTGCTATTGATGCATTTGGCAAGCAGTTACAGGCGTTCGCACGTGAGGATAACTATATTGAAATTGCAGAGATGATTAAGGATGACCCCTATTACGAGGCTGTCACAAAAGAAATGGGGGTTGAGCTTACTGATATCGGCAAGATATCCGAGAGCAGGAAGATTCAAGAGGAAGCCTTCCAATCTAAGCTGGCATCAAAGATTCCGTTTGTCAGACTTTCAGAACGTGCTTACGTCACATACCTGAATGTATTGCGCTTCAACGTAGCAAAGAATTATTACCAATACCTAAAATCCAGAGAAGAAAAGGGGAAGAGTGTCGAGCCTGCCGAATACAAGGCGATGGGGCAGTTTATCAACTGTGTAAGCGGTCGTGGGCCGATTGGCAAGTTAGGCGATGTTGCGCCGGTGGTCAATACCACTTTCTTTTCAATCCGGTTGCAGACAGGGAGACTTGCAACGCCTTTCCTCCTGTTCAATCCAAACATCCCTATCAACTCACCAGTTCGCCGTATTATGATCCGAGAGCTTGGAGTATTCAGCGGGTTCGTTGGTTCGGTAATCGGGCTGGCGATAATGGCCGGGTTGGATGTTGAACTTGACCCCCGATCTTCTGACTTTGGCAAAATCAGGGTTGGCAATACCCGCTATGACCCGTTTGCAGGATTTCAGCAATACATTGTGCTGACTGCAAGAATGGCAACCGGACAGACGGTAACATCATCCGGTGTAGTGAGGCCGATTGATAGGGATGAATTAATAGCGAGGTTTATCAGGTCCAAACTGTCGCCCACTGCCGGGCTGATTACCGATATCAAACTGGGCGAAACCTACCTCGGTCAAGAGTTTGAACCGGCTGACCTCGGGACATTTGAGCAGGTAAAAGAGCGCATGTTCCCGATGGTAGTTCAAGGTTTTATGGATGCTATCGGGCAGGAAGGCGGTAAAGGCGCATTTATGGCTATTCCTGAAGTCTTCGGCATCAGCGTCCTATCGTATGAGACCTACTCCGAACGATACGCAAAAGTCAAGCAGAACTACATTGACTCCCACGAGCTTTGGGTATACGACGAGAACGGCGAACAGATAAGACATGCTGAGAACTGGGATGACTTGAATATGGTCCAGCAGCACGAGGCCAAACATGACCCTGAGTTTGAAAAGGAAATGAAAGCCCTTCAAGACGCTATGGAGTCTGACGGCTACCACGGCGAACGTGGCTGGCAGATATACAACGAACTGGATGAGCAGAGAATCCAAAGGGGTGAGAACCTTATCAAAGAGTATGAGGATAGAGTTATTCACCCAGAGAACTATCCCGATCAGCATGGGGATATTCCAACTCCAAAGGAAAATTCAGACTGGTTGAAGTCTGAAACGTGGAAGCTGAAAGCTGAGATATACGACCGGAAGATGCAGGCGAATAAGGACTTTCAACTATTCGAGGACACCGGGGAACTTCCCGAAGACCCTTACGATGCTGCGATTATCCAGTATTTCGATATCTTCAAACAGGCTACCGATCCTGATACTGGTGTAGTCAGGCCGAACGACACTCCCAAAGGGCCGGGACTGAACACTCTTGAGAGCGAACTGAGGGCGAAACTTACCGAAGCGCAGAACCTTGCGCTCGATAAGTGGATCACCCGTCAGCAATGGGGACCGCTCATGCAGGAGTACGAGGACGCACGGCATCAAATCAGCCTGTCCGGTTACTATGATGCGCCAGATGGCAGAGCATTCCGGGCTACCAATGAAGAGGTAGAGAATGTGCTGACCGGGCATTGGTTCAACCTCAAACCTGTCTCGAAAGAAGCGTACTCAGTCAAAGCGCATTGGCCGGAAGAGTTCGAAGCGTGGGAAACCGGGAAGGCTGAGATTAACGATATGTCACTTGATGGCATATCCCGTCCCTGGACCGTCACGGCTGACCAATGGAATGTGATGACTGACGAACAGAAGCGCACCGCTTTGAAAGATAAACTGTTTGACGACATCGTAGCAGACAATCCGGGCTTTGACGGGGCATATTACAAGGTTGACGGTTACGAAAAGGGATTACCGGAAAACATGATCGAACCTCATGTACAAGTGATGCTTGATATTGAGGACCACGAGAGGAACGGGCTTAATGCAAGTCAGGCAAAGAACAAGGCGTTGCTCAATGCTTCCCCGGAATACCGAAAAGCCGTCTATTCCATGGACGTTAAAGACTGGCCTGCCGGTGCCTCAGACGCAGAGATCAATTCCTATGTCGAATACATGGAAGAGGACATCAAGCGGGACACTTCGAAGGACAAAAACGAAGACATAAACTTCTACGCAACCGAGCAATGGCTGTACGAACACGGCCCGTTCTACCATAACGTTTATACCAATGAAGCCAAGATGAATCAGGAGAAGATCGACTTCAACAAAATTCCCAGCCGTGAGTTCTGGCAGTGGGTTGTTCAAATCTACTCTTCTCATCCTTCCGACGACATGAAGAACCGTTACATAGCACGGGGCGATGCTATCAACAACTTTGGCGCAGACTTTGAGGACCAGATGGAAACTGTTATGGGATGGTCAGAGTTCGACTGGGACAAGTACGAACAGTACGGCGGGAAGTACAAGATCGACCCGAACATTGTATTCAAGGTAGACAAAGAACCCGAACCCCCGAGATGGCAGACGCGACCGGAAGACATCAATACGGAAGTGTTCACCGATCCTGATATGCAGACGTTGGCCGAGAAGATCAAAACCAGCGCACAAGCTGGCCGGGATTACTTTGTAGAAAAGGACAAAGAGTTTGACGAAGCGTTGAAGTAACCACACAATTACCGGGAATTAAGGCCGCTCAGAGATGGGCGGTCTTTTTTTATATCCAAATTTAGGAGGTTTTCACTCATGTTGGACTCTGGGAACAACCAAGCGCAGGACTCGGATGCGGGTGCTGCGGACGCGCAGAACGAAGGCGGTTCGACCGATGCGTTGAACGCTCAAGGTGACGCGGGTTCGGAGGATTCCATCAAGCCCGGTTCTGATGGCGAAGGCGATCAGGGTTCGGACGATCCGATCTACACGGAGGCACAGCTTCAATCGCACATCAAAGACGCGAGAGAGGCGCAAAGCTCGGCGGACTCGAAACTTGCTGAGGTGACAAAGCAATTCAATACCGCTGCAAGTGACAGAGACTCGGCGCAATCCCAACTGGACACAACCAGAGAGGAACTGCGCAAGGTGCGCCGCTTGAGCCTGGAAGAGGCAGGAAACGAAAAGGCTGTGAAGGTTCTGGACGATCTTCACGAGTATGAGGACCGGTTGATTAATTGGGATGCCGACTTGAGAACGAGGGAAGCGGCTGTTAAACAAGCCGAATCCACCTCGAAGGATGCCGAGTTTTCCACGTTGGTCAACGAGGTCGCTACTGATAAGAAGGTCGAACCGGCACAGCTTGAGAAGTTGGCTCGAAAGGGGAAGGCTACCACGAAAGAGGAAATAGCTGAATTCGTGGAGTTTTGCACGCCTATAAAGGCTCCCGACCCAAACAAGGCGACTTCGGACGCCAAGCCTCAACCTCGAACGCTTCCGGGGAAATCGGGGGAACCCAAACAGAGAACTCTCCGGGATGAAATCGACTCCGCAAAAGGGGTCAAGAAAAAATAGGAGGTAAAAGCCAATGGCTTTATCCGGTGGACATTTTGAGAATTTCGTAGAGGCCATGAAGGCCACTCAGCCTACCCTCGTCGCTGGCTATGTAGATGACAACCAGAAGCGGGGCAACCCGATTGACACCATTGCTACGGTAACCGGTGATGGGACAGGCGAACAGATCGATTGGCTTCGCAAGACCACTGACACGTCTACTGACGTGAAAAACAGTGGCAAAGGTACGACCACGGTGCTGACTGAGGGCGCGACCTTCGATAAGCAGACCGCGTACCTCAAACAGTGCTACAAATATGAGGCCCTGGACAAGTTCTACAAATCCATCCACAAGACCATGAACGACTATGAGGAAATCCAGTATCAGTCGATGGTCAATGATATGTTGGTAGCCCTGGGTGACAAGGTTCTCTATGACGACATCACCTATGGTTCGGACGCATCGCTTGAGATGGATGGAATGCACGCTCTAGCTGCGGTGAGTGCTGGCGAAGATTGGGACGTAGATGCTGGCGAAACTGCCCTGAGCCTGATGAACTGGCGCAATATGGCCGATGAGATGCGCCACGGCATTGATTTCTGGCTGGTTCCGTACTGGTTGCCTACCTACCTGAGCGCGGCCTTCCAAGAAAAAGGTCTTGCAGGATTGGCAACGGGTACTGCCGGGACGATGGGTAATGTGCAGTGGAATACCAACCAGCTTGGTACTCGTTTGCTGATGTGGGACAACATCCCACTGATCCCCTCTGACTACTTGGTGGCAGAGCAGGCCAACACCGGCGTTGGCAGCGACGCACGCGCCAAGTACAGTTCTGGCACGGCGATGTATTCCTTGTTCGGCGTTAAGCTGCGGACCAACGGAATTGACAAGGCCGATCCCGGTCTTGCTCTGGCCGTAGGGACCATCGACAACGATGGAACAGAAAAGATGATTCAACTTGAATACTTCGACAAGCTGGAAAGCAAGATCGCCAAGGCACTGAGAACCAGCGTCAATTCCTGCCTGATTAATGGCAGCAAGTACGCCATTTGCCGGATGTTCGACTTCACGAAGGCGGCTATCACCGTCTAGGTGAAAAAGGAGGTATGAGAACATGACGAACTACAATTTCCCTGTTGAATCCAACAACGGGTACATCATCCACTTTCCCCGAAACAATGATGGTGACTATTCGTTGAACAACAACCTGGCTGACCCGTTTGCTGAGTCCGCTACACAGCTATTCCCCCTGGGAACCATCCTCATCGATGGCGACCGGAAGTGGGTCTATTGCAAGAATGGCTCGGTTGCGTTGAATATCGCGGCTCCGGTGCAGTCGGCTGCTGCGGTACATGCAGAGCAGGACGATGACATTGTTGTCGGTGCTGCTGCTGCCATCGCGGCTACGGCTGTCGAACTGACCTCAACGGCCAACCTTGACGGTGCGCCGAACAACGTAGCCAACGACTTCAAGGAAGGCTACATGGTGGTCAATGACGAGGCAGGCGAAGGCCAGTTAAGGAAGATTATCAGTAATGATGCCCTGGTAACTACTGGTGACTCGACCTTCAACCTGTACGACGCGCTGACTATCGCGTTGACTACTTCCAGTGAGGCGGGGATTGTTCGTAGCCCGTACTACAAGGTTATCGCAACTGCGGCCGTTGTCACCGGTAAGGTGATCGGCGTGCCGTTGATCGCTGTCACCGCATCCTACTACTTCTGGTGCCAGTGCGCTGGCCCGGCTCCGGTAGTCATGCACGCTGCCTGCGCCCTCGGGACGCTGGTTGTGGTCGGAACGACCGCAGCGAAGGCCGATCCGATGGCCGCAGTCACCACCGAAGTCATCATCGGTGAAATGATGACACCCGGTGTTGCCGACACGGAAACGGCCATCGTTTTCCTGCGATTGGGATTCTAAGAACTGAGAGCGGGGGGCTTCGGCTCCCCGCTCATCTTAAGGGGGTTTATGGAAACCGTAACACCAAAGAAAAGATCAAAGGGCGACATAAACAAAGCCCTGTTGAAATACCCGGTTTCAGAGTGCGACAACTGCAAGCACGACTTTCTAGGCGTGGTAACTCCTGCTATTGAGTTCGGCAAAGATACTGAGGGCGGGGATATTGTGACCGGGTTTTGCCCTATCTGCGGGCGAGGATACCCCATGATCGAACCTAAGCCCGAAGTACCACCAGAACCGGAAGCTGAAAAGGTGGCCGACACTGAGGAAACCGCAACATTCGATCCCGTTATAGTAGATGCCGATTTAGAGGGCAAAGAGTACCCGAAATTGCAACAGATCGCCCAAAAGCTCGGTATCAAATCAAATCAGAAGAGAGACGCTTTGATTAAGGCGATAAGGGAGGCGTGACATGAGCAATTCTATTGGACCGTGGAAGAAAGTAACCATCGATAAGAATGGCACCACATCGTCAGAAACAGACCTGGGATACGAATTTGAGGATGTGCAGGTATACAATCCGGCAATCGACAGTGCCACTATTACAGTTAAACCAATGAGAGAAACGGGTGGTACTGCCGTGCAGGCATACACCTTCGATGCCGACGCTACCGGAGACTACGTGAACACCACGACTGCAAGGACTGGTGCCGGCATGAATGTGTTCAAGAACGTCTGCGCCCAATTCGTGACAATTGTGTTGGGGGCCGCTCAAACAACGGCAGCGGTTGACTTCTACATAAGGGGAGTCAAGCCACTGGCATAACCAATTTCCAACTAAACCAAAGGGGAGCGCAAAGCCCCCTTTTTTATTTGAACGATGATTACACCGCAACGACTTTTAACCGAACCCATCGTCAACAAGGAATGCACTGATCCTGTTGTCATTCGCATGATGGATCAGTTGGGCGTCCCTATCGAACGGGTTGAATTCTGCAAGGAATACAACGCTAGGCAGCATGGCGGCTCTCCGTACTCCAAAGGCTACAAGTTCACTGATGGGATCATCAACAAGACCCATCACATCCTCGTGTCTCAAGGGTTAGCGATGTGCGACAGTGATAGTTATTCCCTCGATCCGGGCTGGACTTACGACTCGCTGACAGGGGCTTATGTCTCACAGCACAACCTTTTCCGGGCGACTGTAAAGGGAACTCAGTGTGAAATCGAGGTTTTGTGCGACCAGCCGGACGGGCGGAAAGCAGGACAGAAAGTCCAGTTCCAGCCTGAGTTATTCCTTGACGAGAAGCTGTGGAAACCGAAATCGATCACCCCTGAGTGGATAGATGACCCTGCGAACCCCAATTACAAAGCTAACGTGCTGGTTTGGGACTATGAATGGTGCAGGCGGTACTCCCGCATCATCGAAGGGAAATTGATTAATAGATGGGTAATCATTGAGAATCCGGGCAAAGATTTCCGTTTTGACTACAACCAGACAGGTGATTGGTTTCTCAAACTGGGCAGGTTTGCGGTTTCCCCAGACCGAGAGATTGTTACCGCTAAACAGTACGAACAGCTTGCAGCGATAGCAGCCATGCTGCAAATACCTGTAGCAATTGGAGATTCGAGCACTTTTTACCCGGATACGGGATCAGGCGGCGGGAATACCAGCGTTGACGGTTACTTGTTCTGGTCTGGGAATGACATATGGAGCAATGCTGTTGGGGCAGCTACGGGAACTGCGCGAGATACCGAAGACTATGCCTATTCATATGTCAGCACAAGCAATACCTCAGACCAGTTTTCATCTGTATACAGGCCGATTCTAGTCTTCGACACTTCGGATTTACCGTCCGGGCTATCCATATCCGGCTCAACTATTACGCTGCGCGGTACTAACAGCTATACCACGTTAGGCACTCCCACGATCATAATCGTGTCATCTGCCCCTGCAAGTGATGGTTCACTAGTTGCAGGTGATTATGATTCGCTTGGAACTACTAGCCTAGCCAACGAAATCGCAGAGGGGTCGTGGAATTCGAGTGGCGACAATGTGTTCACACTCAACGAAACAGGGATAGCAGCGATTGACGACGCAGGGGCTTCAAAGTTCGGTTCTAGGTTGAAGTGTGATCCAAGCGATAAGCCTACTTGGGTAGCGAGTAAAGCTATGGGATTTCAGTTTTACTGTGCTGATTACGGCAGTAATAAGCCTGCGCTGGCTGTGACGTATTCGACGGGTGGAAACTACACCGAGTCGGCCAGTGTAGCAATAGGGCTTTCCGTGTCGGGCAGCCGATCAACAGATATTGAGAGATTGGCAAATGTCGCCATCGGGGAAGCGGTTTCGGCTGGCCGGGAATTCATTGCCGAAAGGTCCGCCAGTGTAGCGGTTGGCCTTAGTGTAGCTGCCAGCAAAGTATTCAACCGGGTTCGCTCGGCGGCTGTGGCTGTCGGGTTATCCATAACCGCTGGCAGGGCAACCGAGATTGCCCGCTCTGCTGCTCAATCTATTGGCTTATCTGTCAGTGCATCAAGGGTAACTGAGATAGCCCGTTCGGCATCTAACGCCATTGGGCTATCTGTAACCGCATCGAGAGCAACCACTATAGCAAGAACAGCTGCTACCGCTGTCGGCTTGAGTATTACAGGTTCGATTGCCAGAGCTTTATCGGCGGCTGTTTCCATTGGCCTCTCAGTTTCGGCATCAAGAGCAACAGACATTGCGAGGTCTGCGAGTGCTGCTATAGGTGCCAGTGTTACCGCTGGCAGGGCAACCGAGATTGCCCGTTCTGCTGCTACCGCTGTCGGCTTGAGTGTCACGGCCTCGAAAGGGATTGCGATAGCTTCCGCCGTTGCTATTGGTTTATCGGTGAGCGCGTCACGAATGGCTGATTTGGGACGTTCCGCAACAACGGCTGTAGGTCTTTCCGTGACGGCCTCGCGGGTAACTGAAATTCTCCGCTCTGCTTCTGTGGCGGTCGGCCTCACTCCGACAGGAAGCCGGTTATTCATCGCTGCCCGTTCCGCTTCAACCTCTATCGGATTATCGGTGACAGCTACGGTAACATCAGCGGTCGTATTCATTAATGGCGTACTGACAATAGTTTCGAAATGGTTCACGAAATGGAACGTTCGCACTTTGGATTCAAACACTGCTACGAGAACTCTGGATTCAAACACGGATGAAAGAACAATCGAAAGTACGGAGGAGTAATGATAGCCAAAGTAAGCGGGGGAATGTCAATCAAGTGGGAATGTCCCCACACGAAAGCGGATGGAACACTGGTATGCAGACTGGCAAGTATCGAGCAGCCTGGGCCGCTCACGTGCTGGAACGCCTTCTGCATCCACTGGTATATCACAGAGCAAATTAAATATCTGTTGACGATCAACTACAACCGGTCAAGGGTGAATCTCTGCGAGAAATTCAGAGACGATCCTACTGTTGACAAGCACCGAACAGGGGAAAACATCCCGACCACTATTGCGGGATTGATTTTCAAAAGTATCTGGTTACGAATTCAGGTACGTACCAAATAACAGGGAGGTAAGGACATGGCTCAAACTCAATCACCCACGACCGAAGGATACACCGAGATCAGCAAACTTTGTGCTGGCGGGGCCGCATCAGCATTCAAAAGTATGGTGCTGATAAAAACCAGTTGCACCGCTGATGCGACGCAGACATATGCGGGTATCACCAAATGCGACGAATCAGGGTTGACGCTTGCAGACGCCACCATCAGCAACGAGACAACCACGGTAACGGATGACACCATTCGGGCAACTCATGAGTTCACGGCAGGAGAGTCAGCGACTGTGAAAGGTGCTGGCGTTTGCAATGATGACGATGACGTGCTGTTTGCTTTGATGTGCTTCAACGCTGACGTTGTGATGGAGTCCGGCGACAAGCTGACGCCCACCATCGACACTCAGATCAAAGTAGGCGCATAAGTCTAACCGAGCCTGTCCATGTGAATAGAAAGCCGCTCAGAAATGGGCGGCTTTTTGCATGGACTGAGGAGAAACTATGGCTATTGAGAAATTATATCTTGGACATAACAACACTATTGACTTGATAGCGAAGGTGAACGGTTCGGCTCAAGACATATCCGGCGTTACAAAGATCACGGCCACTTTTGACGATACCACGTACACGTCAGAAGCCCATGATACCGGCTGTATCAAGTGGAACAACGACGGCTATGTTACCGGCGAGTTCCGGCTTGACCTTGGCGACGAATCCATCCCCGCTGGCGAGTACGATGTCCCGATAGTCCTCTATGCCTCATCGTACTCTGATGGCCTTATGTGGGATCGGGTGACTATTCAGGTTATAGCCGAAGTGGAGGCGTCATAATGGCACGATCAACTTTAACGGAAATACAAAAAGATATCCGGGCGTTTCTGCGTGATAATGACGGTGATTTCTGGACTGCAACCCGCTTGAATCCAATCATTGCCAAAATCAGGAAGGAAGTCTCCAGGTACATCAAGTGCAAAAAGCGCGTCTACATGACCACCTATGGGAACATCCGCGAAATTGATATCAGTAATATCGCTGATGATATCATTCACGCTGAAAAGGTTGAGTTTCAGGTAGGCAATGACCCGGCGACATATCGACACGTTAAACAGGTAGAAGCTAACCGGCTGGAGATCAAAACCACGCTCACTCCTACCCGGATTGCTATCTCTTCGATTGCTGATGATGGCGGGGGTGACATTACCGTTACTACTGGTTCCGCTCATGGCATGTCTGCCGGGGATTATGCGACCATCACCGATACTGACGACTCAAACTATGATGATACCCATGTCATTAAGACCGTCCCCACAACCACGACGCTTACCGTAGCGGCGACTTTCGGGGCAACGGCCACCGGTTACATCGGTGAGCGGGTCCGGCTGTTCTATGACGGCATACACACGCTGGGAGCGACCGCCGCAAACAACACCTTGCCCACGCATGGCGAGGAACTACTTAAACAGGGCGTCATAGCTTATGCCAACCTTGAGTGGGTGCAGGAGTTCCGTAAGTATGTGGACAATGCCGCCGCACTGGTTGGGAGTGGTAACGAGGTCAATAGTAACCTTGACGCCATGACTGCCCGGATAGAAGCGGCAGTATCCTACCTTCAATCAGGCGACGACCTGATAAACACCATTCCAGATTGGCCTACTGCTGTTTCGGATCATCAAGGGTACGCACGGACGGAACTGGCTGCTGCTCGGGCATATCATAGCCAAGTGGTCGGTTATCAAACCGAGATCAAAGGGAATCTTGACATCGCCAGAGTTGCGGATGCCTGGAAGGACTATTCCTATAACCTGATAGCGCAGTACGAAGCCAAATTGAAAAAGAACATGGAATGGGGTTCTTTCCCTCAGTATTCGGAGTCATAAATGCGAACTATTGCAGATGCGGGAGATGCCGCACTTCTCGTAACTAAACAGACTGACCCAAAGCAGAAGGGCAGGCTTGCTATTGTTGTTGGTGAATATGGGTCCGGGTATGAATTCAACGACGGGACTAATAAGACTAGCGCGGGTTACACTGTCAAGTCAAACATTATTTCCTTCGATCATCCCGAGACAGCCTGGGGGTACGAAGCGGTTCTACTCCTGAACAATAATGACAACTCTCTAACCGGTGTCAGCTTTAAGGGCTTGCAGGTTGAGATATCTTATGGGATAGGCGACCTCGACATGACCATCTCCGCTAATGACTGGATTGAAACCGCTCCAATGTGGGTGAAAAGAAGCGGACACGCAAGAGGAAGCGGGGTAAACCAGATCGTTCTTGTGTTGTGGGACAGAATCGAGCGAACCAAGTATGAAAAGTTGCGAAGACAGGTTACCCGGTTTGACTGGAACCGTAACGTAGACGGGTCCGACGAAGAGAAATATCTTTATCAATACCTCAGCGGCGTACTCTGCAAGACGGGAGTTGAGAACCAGTTCCATAGCTGGAATAATGAAGCTCCTGCCGATGAATGGGCGGAAATAGAGTGGGAAGACGAAGCCCCGGAAAGCACTTCGCTATGGAATAGCAACGGCGTTACAGGACATGGAATAAAGCCGGACTGGACCTACTTCCTCAAGGAAACCAATACCCGCTGGCAGATGATGCGGACGATCATAGAATCGTCTGAAATTGTGGGGCGGATGGAGCGTGACCAGAAGTATCATACTTTTGCGGTTACAAGCGGGGATAGTTACGACGCTGAATACGATCTTGGTGAAGGCAATCACCAATGGTATGACTGGTTTAAGTTTGATGAACTTGTCAATCCCAATAAGTTCCATATCAAAGCAGCCAATCAAGACGAAATCACCAAGACACACGATGATTACGACACGCTTCCTTTTGATGAATTTATTTATATAGGCGACGTTCAAACGACGCAGGAAGCTCACAGGTTGGCCGATCAACTACATGGTCTGCAAGATGGACATGATGCTTGAGGTTCACGACCGTATTAAGGCAAATGACACCGATGCAGGCACTACGTTAACCGGGTATGCGTCCAAAGTACACCGCATAGTGGACACTATGAGCGAAGAGAACCGCTTCCGCTGCGAAGTCACCCTGGGCGAAATGCCGACCGTTGTTACTCATCCTCTATTGGCGTTGGCTAAGTTTATCAATCAGGTCGATTACGGTCAGATAATCGAGGACAACCAGAGCGGCACCAAGCAGGCAAAAACATCTCTGGAACTTTCAACCGAAGGCTTGGGGGATAAAACTCAGTATGACTTCGTAATGCTTGCCGAGAATGTCACGGCAAGGAAGGTTTTGGCTGTAACCAGTGGGAGTAATGCAACAGCCTGCCTTTTGGAAAATGCCTCAGCCGGGCAAAAAGGCAGAATCGTGATAGCCCTTGAAGCTCAGAGTGCCAATCATATGTGTTGGGTACTCCGAAAGGGCCTGACCGAATACGGGCCATCAGGAACGCCAGGACAGGATGTATACGCAAAGGTAAGCAGTAGTTCTCTGGTTTTAGGGTCCGATCTTTCGGAGGATGACGAGTTCTATAAGGCGGGGAGTGTGCAGGCAGACGGACGGACGTTCATCGAGCCTGTTGATTTGCAGTTTGTGAAGGGTGCGTAATGGCAACCATACATAACTTCGGTTACTTCTA